CCACTTCGAGCAAGTCGATGTAACATTTCTGAATGCACATAAGAGCCAAAAACATAAGGTAGTTTACCGTACTCGAACTCAAAACCTTCAATATTATCTGCTAGATGGTGCTGAAACTCGTGATCATTTTTAAATCCAAGAAATGCAGGAGAGCGATCAATACCTTCAAAGGTAATTAACTTTCCACCAGGCGTAAGAGAGCTTTCAGCAAATTCAAACATTGGTTTGAATCCTTTCCACGAAACAGTTCGACCAATCCACTTATGG